TGACTGCAGGCACAATGACTTCGTCGTTTGGTTCTAAATTATATCGGTCGTCATATCGCAATGCAGTTAACATTAATAAATTAGCACTGCTTCCGCTGTTTGCCATTACAGCATATTTGGAACTGTAATGTTCTGCAAATTGTTTTTCAAATTCTGCTACTTGGTTTCCCATTGTATATCGACCACTATCAATAACTTGTTGAAGTGCTTGTTTTTCTTCGTTGCCCCAACTATCGTAGGCTAATGGGTACATCATGTCCTGGTCCTTTTAATTTTGAGAAAGAAATTATACATATATAACTATTTAACTCAAATGAACATCGGCCTTTTTAATAATTTTGGTGCACTAAACAGTAGACCTGTGTTTACTGCTGTTCAGCAAGGTCTACAAAAACTGGGATTCCAATCAAGTATCCATGATATGACTGCGGATGTTGCTGTAATATGGAGTGTGGTCTGGTCTGGTCGTATGCGGCAAAATCAAGCTGTTTGGCAAGCGTTTAGATCTGCAGGCAAGCCAGTTATTGTGTTGGAAGTAGGTATGCTACACAGAGGCCATACTTGGAAAGTGGGGCTCAACGGAACCGGTAATCAATCCTATAGTAAACAGGATCTTGACCCTGCCAGGCCCCAGAAGTTAAATCTAAAAGTAGATGCCTGGCGAGCCACCGGTGATGATGTTGTGATAGCTGTGCAAAGATACGACAGCCAACAGTGGGCAGGGCAACCGTCCACAGAGGCCTGGTTAAAACAAACAGTTGGTACGCTAAGGCAGCATACTGATCGTTCAATAGTGATACGCAGCCATCCCAGACAAGAAGTAGTGGTATTGCCCGGCTGCATAGTGGATCGACCCTGGCATGTTCCCAACACATACGACGATTACGACTTTGATAAGACACTAGGGCATGCCTGGGCTGTGGTAAATTGGAATAGTGGTCCAGGTAGTCAGGCCATCATGTCAGGTGTTCCTGCATTTGTAGGACCTGATAGTATAGCTACACCTGTGGCAAACTCGGATTTGTCGCAAATAGAAACGCCCAACAAGCCTGACCGTGATCAATGGCTTGTTGAGATTTCGCACAGTGAATGGACTGTGGATGAAATAGCAACAGGATTACCTATTGCAAGACTGCTTGGCAAACCCAACTGATTCTCTTTCAATATCGTTGTGATCAAACTCTGCCCAGTACAACTCAAAAGCCACGGTGTCTTCAACTGCTTCAAACTGATGAAATTCGCCTGGACTAACCTTTGTAAATTGTCCTGCTGTCAACACAGTTTCATCTACTAGGTCATAGTTATTTTTCCACACACGAATAATCAGGCTGCCGGATTCAACAAAAAATCCATTCCACTTGTACTTGTGCTTGTGTTTGCTACAAGTGCCACCGGCAGTGGCTTCGATGCGATGAAACTCTAACACGCCGTTTGCTTCCAGCAGTTCTGTCTGCCCCCATACTTTACCGTTTACCATTATTTTTTCCGTCCATTAATGTTTTTGAAAGGTCATTAGACTTTTATCTACCCATGGTAATATTAAATCTCGTTGCCTAAGAAATCCGTGTTGCTGTATTGACTTGGCGGCCGATTCAGGCAACAAATTTTTGTCGCATAAATCATACCAACTGGTTGTTCTTGGATCCATTGGTTTGTGTTCGCTTTTATAAACAACAGCGTGAAGCCAAGTATCTGTTGGGTTCTTTAAGAAAAATCCGTTAGCACAGTCAAATCCGGATATAGCTAAGGTATGTATCAAGGATACCATAGTCCAGTTGTAGTAACAATAATCAAGTTGGTCAAATGCTTGTGTGTTAAATTCTAAGTTGGTTGTCTGTGGAAGTATTAGAACTAACATACCACCATCTGCAACAACTTCTCTCCAATTAGCCAAGGTTGCGAAAGGATTAATTACATACTGAAATGCGTCATGACACCATACAATATCATACTTTCTTTTATGCGACAAAATTGGAAGTTCAAAATCTTGCTTTTGATACTGTATGTTGGGATATTGATAAGCCATCGGCAATTCTGTGATAGTGTCTACCCCTGTACATTTAATGTTAAGAGGCTGGGGATTATTGTCTCGAGTAGTACGTGTTGCCCACCATTCGAGGTCTAACCCAGCGCCACAACCCATATCAAGCACAGTAGCAACACTTTCCATAAAACTATCGTGCTCGTAGAACCAATTAAGTGTCTGCAAGCTGTGAATGTGGCTTTGTTGCGGAGTAGCAAATGTCATACCTGTATATCCTCCATTCCTGCTGTACGCAAACGTACAATATGACCGCTCATCCATTGCTTGGACTCAAGTCCTTTCATAATTCCCAACCATTTGTTGCGTAACAATGCTACTTCGTTGATGACAGTTTCGAAATCAATAACTTCGTCTTCACCGTCAACATACTTTTCAGCATCTCTACTTGTTAAAGCACGAGCATAACCTTCTAAGTATTTTTGAAAATGTCTACGTCGAATTTTTCTTAGTTGTATATTAAGAAAGTTGAGAACTGCTTCAATCTCTTGTAGCTGATTGAAACGATGCTCGGTAATGCCGGGTAGTTCTTTGATATTGATTTCGACACGGCCGCCGATACGAACATCACGTTTGGCATCCGCAAGCTCGTTTTCATAATGAGATATAAAATCAGGAATAGCGGCCAGACTCGATACTACGCGGTTATACCACATAATTAATAATCTTCTTCCTCATCTTCTTCCGCATAATCATCATCGTCATCAATTTCTTCTTCGTCGTCGTGATCATCTAGATACCCTTGTAGGGCTTTTTTGACTTCGGCATCGCCTCTAAATGAGTCGCGGATATCATCAGCATCAAAATTGCTATCCACAAGTAAATTGACCAGTGAATCAGCTGCTTCTGTCCTATCCAACGGACCGATGTAGCGTTTAAGTTCTTCCCATACTGCTTGTGCTAAATCTACTGACATTTATTCCTCCCCTTCTGTTTCAACGTCAACGGTACTTACCTCACTTTTTTGTTTTGAAAATTCTTCCATAACTTGGTCTAAACAACCATCCTCATTGCTTTCCCAGGCCTTACGGAACTGTTTAATTACCTCTCCATCTAGAGTTGTAAAGGCCAGTCTGTTACCATCCTTCTTCAGCAAGCTACGCTTTTCTGCCAAGTCTACTAGGCCACTGTAGGGATTCATGCCGGTTTCGTATGGAATCTTGACCTGGACGCCTTCAAAAGGTTTAGCATAGCGTGTCTTCATGACCTTGCAAGCGGCTCGAATACCCATGACATCAGAGATCTTATTTCCATCCTCGTCTTCCTTCAGCTTTAATTTCTTCATGGCAACAACAATACTTGAAGCATAGATAAATCCTTGTCCACCTGAAATTTTATCATCGGGATCAAACATGTCTTGGCTGGCATAGGTGTGATTGGTACATACCATGCCCACGTTGTAGTTGCCGAACATGTTGACACAGTTACGAACCAGTGCTGTAAGTGCCTTAGGTTTACGACCCAAGTCACCTTTCATTTCACCTGCTTCAAACTGGTTGACGTCTGTGGGTGTTAGCAACATACCCAAGCTGTCAATAACAAACAAGACCTTAGGGCGTTCACCATCTGGCAGTGCTTTGTAGTCACTCATGAATGTGGCAATAGTTTTAGCTACATCATCAATCATAGACATCGACAATTTAAGCAGCTTGTCTGTACCGGTATCTACACCCAATGCTTGCATCCAGCTTTCATCAAGTGCATTTTCGCTATCAATCAATATAACAAAAATACCTTGAGCTTGTGCGTTTTTAATAATATTACCACTACAGAAATAACTTTTGCCGGCGCCCGACTCTCCAGCAAATACTGTTACTTTACCCAGCGGCACACCTCTGTTGAAGTCGCCGCTGATAAGATAATTCAAAGCAAAATTGCCTGTTGAAATCCAATCTGTTGGGTCGTTGAAGCCAACACTTAATCCATCGATACTTTTAGTAATGTCCTTGCGGAACTTTGATACGTCAAATGGTTTTGCCATGCTATTTCCTTAAATTAAAGCTTGTGTTATATTATAACAAATTTAGACTAAGGTCAATTATTATAATGGTGTAATTGTCCTAAGTAGTTTCCGCTGAAGTACTGATGATAGTTATACTCTATAGTGTCAGACTCAAGCAAGTATAAGTCGTGCCAGTCGGCTGTAGTAAGATTTTGAAATTTTGAAATCATTGCTATTAACTCAACTAATCTTTTTATAGGGTTTTCGATCAAATCAAATCTGTAATCAAACAATTTTGTATATTTTTTAAAACCGTAATATTTTTCCAAATGGTCGTGCCATTTTGGTTGTGCATAAGCTAAAAACAGGCCTCGAGTGATCACACTATACAAGAACTTTTCTGTGACAAACGGAGCATAACTGGTGGCAATTGTTTCGCTGACAATATGTAAGAAACTTTTTGTTAATTTGTTTTCTAACGTAAAGATATTCTGCGCATGATTATAGCGGTTGTGCCCGAATGTATGCTTGGTCTGACAAAATTTTTCATCTGTCAGAAAAAACTTACTGTAGAAAATTTGCTGATCTGCGGTGAGATAATCGCTCAGATGTCCATCAATAATATCACGGGTAAATTGAAAGTTTTTGCTACAGTACTCTAAGTTGAACCATCCGACTTTATGCAAGATAGCCGTTAAACATTTTCTGCTCACATGAGGCGACCCATTGAAACTGCAAACAAAATTTTTAAATTTTAAATCTGGATGTTTATTATATTGTACAAAATGATCCAGATTAAATTCTTTGAATTTAAAATCAATATTTGTATATAAATTTTTGATTGCAGATTCTAATATCTGATGGTAGATAACTGTAAATCTGCTGTTGTTCTGCGATGCGTAATTATTTAATTTGTCTAAAAATTGATTTTCGCCATTGGGTCCAAATCCATTGCAATGATCGTGCAATTGGAATAATGTTGGCAATGTACAAAGATCTACATCATAAGGATAATGTACTTCGATCATCTTGTACTTATTTTTTTAAATTTTTGTAAAGAAGAATAGACACCAGGTTCAGTTATATTTTTTCTAACCACCGAATTGGCGCCGATTGTTACGTTGTCGCAAATGCTGACTTTATCGTGAACAATAGAACCGATCATGTATTTGTTAAATTTTCCAATGATGCTGGAACCGCCGATTACAACTGCACCGCTGAAAAAACTTCCTTGTCCTATGAAACATCGATGTCCTATTGCACAAGAAGCATGTACAATAACATCACAAGATATAGCCGAACCAGCATACAACACCACACAAGGATATATAAAACATCCGGGCTCGACAGTTCCGCTGATCACTGACGAACTATGTATATATGAAAAGCGTTTGAGTTTTTCTCGATCCAGTAGATCACTAACATACTTTCTTTCGGCACTGTCGGTTACTACTAGATTAATGTAGCTGGTTTCAATGTCGTATTGCTGGGCAAAGTCAGCTGGTTCTTGTCTTTTAACTTGAACTCCTTCGGCCAGCATGAATCCTTTAAGGTCATCAAAAGTAGCTGTATTATACGAAATAGCCACATACGAAGATTTTTTATCCAATAATGTTATCAAAATAATCTTTCCTTCTTATATCAAATAAAAAAATCACACGCAAATTTACTGATGGATTTAATATTTCGTGTTCTTCCCAGTCATCGAACACGAGCACTTGTTTTTCTTTCCAATGTTGGGTCTGGTCACCCACTCGGATCCAAGCAGAACCATCGGTTTTAAGTCCCATATGGACTCTGAGATGTTGGTCTGAGAAGCCGTGATGTGGGGGTATTTTGCAACCTGGATCGAGTATGCTAAACACACAGTTATCGTATATTGGTACTATGCTTAGTAATTCTTTAACAGTACTGCATCGATTGATGTTGTGCTGCCAATAATTACTTTTGGTAATAAAAGTAAACGAATGCCATTTATCTGATTTTATGTCGGAGTTGGTATAACCGGTATCAATAGGAGACCAGTCAGTAACTGACAATTGCTCAAAATCTGCCAGCAGTCCATCATATGCTTGAATTAAGATTTCTGTATATTTCCATACAGCAGGGTCAAAGAAGTATTGTGATGATTGCATAAGTTATCATAGATTACAGAAGTCACTTGGCAAGTGACTTCTTGAGCTAAACAAAGACTGTTTATTACTTCTGACGTGCGCGGATCATGGCCAAAATGTCTTGAGCATTCTGTCCAGATTTGCTTTCTGTTACCACAGGAGCGGCTGCTGCTGGTTCGTCAGCTTCAAATGGAACGTCATCGACCGGAGCGGGTGCTGGCTTGGCTGCAGGTGCAGCGTTAGTAGCCGGAGTTGACGTGCCTGCTGGTGCTTGAACACCTGCTGGACGGAAGTATTGTCCCCAACGCTCTGTGTCATATGGTTGACCATCAACACTTGCTTCGAACATTTCTTTCATGACTCTAAGCTCAACGTCAGTTGGCTTTTTAGGCATAAAAGTTGATAGATCAAACAGGCCGTGTTTGTCAACAGCAGCTTGTTCTGCTTCGGTTAATGCTGATTCTTTGCGTGACCACTTTGAAGTGTTGTAGTCTGCATATCCGCCCTTGCTGGTTTTAGCAACACGGAAGTCCAGACCACGCAACATGTCTGTCGGCAATTCCTCAAGTTCCGGATCCATCAGTGCTGACTTGATAGTTGCAAAGATTTGTGGACCGATGATGAAACGACGGATTGGATTTTCTGGAGATTTGTCATCTGCAATTGGGTTTTCACGGACAAAGCCTTGGAACACATAGCTACGCTTCTTCCAGTACTTACGACCCATTTCTTCAAGGCTCTTGTCCTTGAACCAACCACGCACTTCTGCAAGAATAGGACATGCTTCACCCCACATTTCTACGCAGGGTACTTGTACTTGTACTTGTTTGGTGTCCATCTCACCTTTGACACCGTTGAATGGTAAACGAATCATTGCTCGTTCGACCCAAAAGAAAGTGTTTTTGTTGTTGCCGTCTGGAAGGAAACGTAGTAGTGCGGATGCACCTTCTTCCATATTCCAGTGTGGGTAAATTGCGTTATCGCCACCGTTCGACGATTGTCCGCCTTTGTTTGAATCTGCTGCTGCTAGACGTGCTCTGATTTCTGATAATGATGCCATGATATAAGTTGCCTTTTAAAGTTGATTTAATAATATACAAACGTATACTAACACTGAGTATACGTGAAAGTATTTATTATAGCAACATTAAATGGCAAATTTATCTAAGCAGTTGTGCCAATCTTATAACACGCTCAACACT